ACAACATTGGAGTTTTTATTTCTGGAGATCGTAAACAGAAGTTACTTGATTTTTATAAGGAGTATGAAGATCGTATCATTATGATGCCTGCGGCTCATAAAAAAGAATATCATAATGCTTTCCCAGGGGGTTATGTAGACCATGTTAATCGTGTAGTGGATTGTGCTATTAAATTAGCTAATGTTTGGCAGCAGATGGGAGTAGATATGTCTACATTCACTATGGAAGAATTGATATTCTCAGCTATTAATCATGACTTAGGTAAAATAGGAGATGAAGAGCATGAAGCTTATATCCCCCAGACTGATCAATGGAGAAAAGAAAAGTTAGGAGAAACTTACCAACATAGTGATAAATTAGCTTTTGCTTCTATCCCTGATCGTGGTCTATATCTCCTCCAGGCCCATGATGTTAAATATACCTTTAATGAAATGTTAGGCATTCAGACTCATGATGGTTTGTATGATGAAGCTAATAAAAAATATTTGATTAATTTCTCCCCAGCTACTAAACCCAGAACTGCTCTCCCTTATATCCTCCATCAGGCAGATTTAATGGCTGCTAGGATTGAATTTGAAAAAGAATGGCTTCCAACTTTTAAAGAAACTAAAGTTGAGGCTAAAAATGAAAATTTTGCTCTAACTAAGGAAAAAAAGACTCCTATTAAGCAAAAAGCTTTAGGAAATATTAAAAGTGAAAGTTTAAAAAATATATTAGATAATCTATGACTACTATAATAATTAGTATATTAGGTTGTTTGGTCGTGATCTTAGGATTCACGACCTTCAACCTTCTAAAGAAAAATGAAAAACAAGAAGATATCTTGGCCGGATACCAAAACTATCTAGACAGTCTCTCCAGAATTGTTGAGTTTGCTGATGAAAAAATAAAAACTATAGATAGTAAAGGTATTTTTAAAACAGATGATGAGGTAGGTTTTATATATGAAGAAATAAAAAATCTACAAAAAGTTTTATCAAATTTTAGAGTGGATAAATTATGATAAAAGAAATAATAGAAAAGAAAAAAAAACCATCATCAAATAATTATTTTACTCAAGAAACTGAGGATGCTATAGTGGCCTATAATAGGGCCACTTCCACTGATGAAAAGGAAAAAATTTATCATAGGTATATTCATTATGCTTTTTTTAAATTAACAGAAAATATTATCCATACCTTTAAGTTTTATTATACTGAAGTAGATAATATTGAAGACTTGCAACATGAGATTATAACTTTTCTCCTCCAAAAAATACACCTCTTTAATCCTGAAAAAGGAGCTAAAGCTTATTCTTATTTTGGAACAATAGTTAAAAGATATCTTATCATCCAAAACACTAAAAACTATAAGAAAAGAGTTGATAAAGCACCAGTTGAAGAACTATATAAAGATCTAAATCACTCTTATGAATTAGACACCCCTTTAAACCAAGCTGATTATATCTCAGATTTTATAGACCAATATGTAGAATATTGCTCTGAAAATATTTATGAGTTATTCCCTAAAGATAAAGATGCCCAGGTGGCTGATGCTATTTTAGAAGTATTCAGAAAAAGAGAAAACATAGATATTTTTAATAAAAAAGCTCTTTACATTTATATTAGGGAAATTATAGACGTTAAAACCCCACATATAACCCGCGTCGCTGACCGGTTAGGCGAAATATATAAGGAACAATATATCTTTTATTTAAATAACGGATATACCAATTTTTAACCAAAGTATATTTATTATCATGGGTAAGTTTGATAAAAAAATATTTGGTAAAGTAACTTTTTCTAATCTTTTAGAAGAAATTTATAATAACCAAAAAAAGAAAGAAGAACAAATCTCAGTTCTAATTCAAGAACTTAAGCCAATGGTTCAAGAAATTGGTGATGCCACTCTTATAGTTCCTTTAATTAAAGAATATCTTGAAATAGGGGTTAAAAATGATGAAGCCCTAATTAAAATGGCTACTATTGTTCAACGATCTATGCAAGCTGAAGAAGGAGGAGATGCATTTGGAATGTCTGAAGCTGAAAAGCAACAGTTATTAGATGAAGTAAAAAAATATAACGAGGATAAAGGTAAAAAATAATGCCTAGGATATATCAAGGTATTTCTACCCTAACTAAGAATATAGGGAATGATAGCACTCCCCCTCCTATAAAAGGGAAAGAAATACTCTATGCTCGTGTACTTGATATAATTTTAGATGACACCCATCCTAAATTTAAAGAATATGGTGAGTGGAATGGAATATGAACTGTGTTTTTTGATAGTGTTCAATTTCCTTTTGCTGTTGATACTAATAATATAGCTATACCTTTATTTTCCAACCATAAGTTTTACCAATTAATAAATGAACTAGTCCCTATAGTATTTTTAGCCTCATGGGACTCTCAAACAAATACCAGCCTAACAACAGCTTATTATCTTCCTCCTATTAATATTTGGAATAGTCAACATCATAACGCTGTTCCTGACTCTACTAAACAACCTAAAGATAATACAACATCAGACTATGAAGATGCTGGAGATGGCTCTACCCGAGATGTAAGAAGGGTAAATGATGAGTCAACTGATATTAATTTAGGTCCTAAATTTAATGAACAAATAAATACCCATCCTCTTCAATTTTTCCCTGGGGATAATTTATTAGAAGGGAGATGGGGCAATTCAATTAGATTGGGTAGTTATATTAATAATAATATTAACAATCCAAGTATTTTAATTAGAAATGGTCAACCTTCTAATATATTGAATGATGGTTGGATACCTATAACTGAAGATATAAACAAAGATCAATCTTCAATTTATTTAACTTCTAACCAAAAAATAAATATAGAAGTATCAAGTAAAAATTATAACAGCTATACTGAATTACCAATAGCCCCTAAAGAGTACAATAAAAACCAAATAATACTAAACTCAGGTAGGCTATTATTTAATACTACAGATAGTGATATTCTTTTATCTTCTAAGAAATCTATAAACTTAAATAGTGTTAATTTTGTAAATATTGATACTAATTTAATGGTAGTTGATAGTGCTGGAATATTTTTAGGTAGTAAAGATGCTACTGAACCTTTATTAAAAGGTAATATAACAGTTGATATTTTATTAGTTTTAGTTAATCAATTAGCTAATTGGTTTGAAATTTTTAGCTTAACTAATCAAGACAAATTAGCCCCTCAAGCTTCTACAGCTAAACAATTAGTTGATATTCTTAGAAATCAAGTAGCTGCTCCTTTAAAAACTAATTCAAGATCAAAACAAAATTTTACACTATAATGGCTGAAAATAACGAAATAGATGTAAATTTAGTTAAAAAATCAATTCCTGAAGATTTAAAATTAAAAGGAATTAGTGTTTTACGTCCTATTATAATTAATAAAGGACTAACTATAGCTAATACTATGGTACCCCCTTTACAAAAAGAACTAACTGAAAAATTTTTAGGGGAAGTTTGTCCTACTCCTCAAGAACTTCAAAGACTTATTACATTAAGAAATAATATAGTAAATCAAGCTAATTCTATATCAACTTTTTTAAATACTGTTACTTTAAGTTTAAGTGTAGCTTCTACTTTATTAAGTACTATATTAACAATATTAGCTATAACAAAAACATCTAAGACAGTAGCCCAAGTAGCTGCGGCCTTTCTCCCCATCACACCAGGTGCTGTACCTTCAACTTTAGGTATTGTAGATGATACTATAAGCGCTGTCACCTTAGATACAAGAGGTAACTCAAGACTCCAACCCATTAAAGATGCTATTGATGGTTTATTAGTCCCTATAGCTATACTCTCAGGAGCTGTATCACTCTTAGTCTCAGCTTTAAGTAATTTAGACAGTGCTATAGCTAAATGTACCATAGATCCTACACCTAATCCTGAAGAGGATATAGTTACATCCACTAAAAAAGTATTAAAAGGTCCAATTTTAAAATTAAAAATTCAAAACGCTGGTCGTAATTATAAAGATGGGACTTACAATAATATTAAATTAAACGGAGGAGATGGAGCAGGTGCTACAGCTACTATTATAGTATCTGGTAATAAAGTTACTAGGGCTTTAATTGAAAGTGGAGGGAAAAATTATACAAAATCTTCTTTTGATCCATCTTTAGGATTTAAAGAACCTAAATATCTAACTGTAGGTAAAGGAGTTTTAGGAAGTAGTCCCTTAAAATTTGATACTGAAACTGTTGATTTAAAAAATAAAATAAGAAAAAAATTAGAAAAAACTCAAGTTGTTGGAGATGGACTTATTCTAACAGTTGAAGAAATAGGGACAAAAGAAGGAGAAGAAGTTGATGAAGTAACAACATCACGTCCAACAACATCTTCACCTCTTCAAGTTATAGATCCTATAACTCAAGCTATTATTCAACTCCCTCCCCTAATTCCTTTGAACCCTGACCTAAAAGAAATAGCTAGAGTCCAACAGGAAGCTTCTCAAACTTTAAATGATACTACATACCAAGGATTTATAATAGAAATAGAAGAAGTTCCTTTTTCTCCTACTGTAAATCGAAGAAAAGCTATTGGTTTAAATTCTCAAGGTATTAAATTAATTGAAACTGAATTATCCTTTACAACTGACACAGAGCTTTTAATTAATGAATTAAAACTTATTATTGATAGAGACAATCTAAAAGCATACTAAATAAATATTTATAAACAATGAAGACTAACACTTTCAAATCTGTAATTAAAGAAGCAGTTAGAGAAGTTATTAGAGAAGAATTAAGAGAAATTTTATTAGAAGCTGTTAAAGATCATAAACAAACTGTCAATGAATATATTTCTCAACCTTCTTCCCCTTCTTCTTCTCCTTCATTAACTATGGAACAAAAAAGAGAACAGTAT